GAATCTGTTAATACCAGCAGGTGCGAACCATGGCTCACTTACTGAATCGTTATATGCATAAACACCACCAATCATAGTTGAAGCTGGTACCCATACTAATTGAGCTGAATCTGGATCGATTGTTTGAACCCAAGGCCAGTAAGCAGCAGCATATGAACTATTTTTAGCGTTTGCAGCAGATGTTGTAGCTGAAATACTTGAGCTATAAGGTACTAAATCATTTACGTAAATTGCATCACCTCTATTTTGAGTATTAGAGATAATTGTATTTACACCTGAAGCACCTAAAGGACCTTCTGAAGCAAATAAACCAGGAGTTAATAATACGTTGTATCTGTAATCATCAGCATTTGCCATCAAGTTAATCATGTTAGTGTAACTTGCTGTGTTCAAACCTTGAATGTTATTTACACCTGAAACAATGCTGTTATAGTATTTAGCACCTCCACCAACGAATAAAGCACCAGTAGCAGCACCGAATGATCCGGAAGCATTTACAGGGATTGAAGATGTGTATTGCGCTTTTGCTATACCAGTATTATCAAAATAGAATGGGGTTGGAGTTAATACTGAAGAAACGTAAACGTATCTTGAAGCATTAGAATAAGTACCAACTACTTCTACTTGGTTATCTACTGAGTTATATTGTTTATATTGGTCACCAATTACTTTAGATACGTAATTAGGAGCTGTTGGGTCCATTGATAAATTAGTCCAACTTTCTAATACAATAGGAGTATTAGCGTTATCATTACCCTGTCTAACTAATAAACTAAATGTACCTGATGCTGTATCAGAATTTGTAATTTGCCATCTAATATTATCAATAGAGCCAGAAATTAATGAACCACTTACGTCCATGCTACCCGTATTGTTCATGATAGCACCTTGTGAAATAGTTTTAAATACTAAAGCTTCTACAGATGCACTTGCATAAATAGGAGTACCTGAACCTGTAGCTGTTGTTGCGCTTGTGAATGAACCTGTTACTACTCTTGATACCAATAATGTTTGACCACCATTTGCAAAGTAATTGTAAGCTGCAATAGAGGTAAAATAAGTATAAACTTGGCTAGCACTTAAGAAAGTAGTACCAAATTTATTTTGATAATCGCTGTATGAAGTAACGATTGTAGGAACTTCAACCGGGCCTTTAACTGTTGGACCAATAAGTGAGGCCCCTACAGTAACTGGCTGCTGGGTAATAAATGACTGGTCGTTTTCAAGCGCTAAGACACCAGGAGATATTAATGTTTCTGCCATTGTTAGATGTTAATTAATGTTTTGTTATAAATATGTTAAGTCTTTTCAAAATATTACCTTGGGACTATTTCTCCCGTGGATAAATTTATGTTCGCATCACCATATTTTTGTTGTAACAAAGCACCAATTTCTAATTCGGCCTTTTTAATTTGTGATAACTCTTCGATTAGTTGTTCTTTTTGAAGTTCAAGATCTTGTATATTAATTTCAATCACTCCAAACTTTTCGATCAAATCTCCTCGTTTATTATTTAATTCTTGTAACTTAGATAACTCTTCTGGTGCTAGAACTTTATTTTCCATATTAATAAATATTAAGTATTCTATTAAGAGAATTAATTACTTGAGAGGATTCTATTGTTTTTGTGCATTCAAAATGTCGCGGAGTATCTTTATAATCTGGGCACCATTCCCAATCTCCTGGATCTAACCATTTGCGGTTAAAACATCCTTTACATGTTTTAGGATCTTCAGGGTAAACACGTTCGCATTCTTGAAATTCAGTGTATGGGTAACTAAATCCTGAAATCATAATTGTTGGTGTGTTTAAAGACCAAGATAACCAACTTAATCCACTACCTACTCCTATAAATGCTTTTGCATCACGGATATCGATCATTCTATCTTGTAATGGTAAATCTCCGGTTTTATTAATTACTCCAGTTAAAGTACCTCCTAATTTAGAATCATGCCATTCATCACCTAAAGGTTCTTGTGTAATCATTACAACTTTATAACCTTTATCATTCAAATAATCGATTACTGTTTGCCAACCACCTTTATGATTCCAATACTTAGCGTGAGCCGAAGCATGTGGGGCTATTACAACATAATCACCTTCAATATCTGTTTTAGATTTTGGTGAATTTATAATAGGTTTAACTTCAGAATATTTTAACCCTAAAATTTCGCTTGCTGTTTGTTGTAAAGGATATTTTTTAAAATCAATTGGAATTTTATCAAACACAACTTTTTTACCATCGTAAAACCATCCAATACTATACATCGCATAAATGTTATCTACTTGAAATCCAGGTTTTACAAATTCAATATTAGGATAATTTCCTTCGAACCATTCATTGTGGAATGTTGAGCAAATTACCTCACACATAAATGTTTTTCTGAATTCTTCAATGTAAGGGAACCATGCTAAAGTATCACCCATCGCACCAGAATCAATGTGTATATAAACGCGTTTTCCTTTTGGATCCCAATTATGTTCAAATACTAAATCGCCGTTACTATAAACTTCTACACGCCAATTAACGCAGTATTTAATGTTAGTACGGGTCCACATATTATTATTAATCGTACTTTCGTGCATTACACGATTTGTTTTACGATTAATAAATTTTACATTATATTCTCCTTCTAAAGGACCTAAAACTTCTAAAAAGGCACCATTAACAAAATTAACATTAAAAGTATTTTGTGGTTTTTTACTTTCAATATTTAATATTTTTGTATTTGAATATTCTTTAATTAAAATATCTTTCATGTAATATTATTAATTCTTTAGAACGATTTAACCAAGATAATTCATTTGCTGTCTGTAATGCTCGTTGACGGTAATGACCATATTCATTAATTATTGTATCTAACCCACGCAACATTTCATTAAAATCTCTTGGTGCTCTCCATAACCCGTGGAATGTAGTATCTGTTTCTATCCAACCCAAAATAGGTAAACCACAAGCGGCAGCTTCTAACAAAGTTAAATTAGGGTGCCCAGCTTCTAATTCTGAGGGATGTAAAAATATAGTATATGAGGTATAAATTTGTCTTAGAGTTTCATTCGAAGGTTCATATATAATTGACAATTTTGGATAACCATATACCCATGAATTTTCTTCAAACCAATTTTCATTATTTTTAGGACCAACAATTGTAATAGGTAAATTACGGGCCATTGCTATTTTAACACCTAATTCAAATCCTTTTCTATCATATGAACCGTATCCACCTAAACCATTATTTGCTAACATTAATAAATTATGTGCTAATGGAGGTGTTTCGTTAGGATAAAATGTATCTGTATTTACACCATGTGAAAAATAATGTACATTTGGTAAATTAAAATATTCTACAAGATAACGAGCCGGTACCAATGAAAATACCGAACGCTCCATTGCTTGTCTGTTTTGTTTGTAAACATCTGAGTTTTTACCATAATGATAAGCATGATGATCATGGTGTTGAAATACATAAGGTATTCCTCGATCTGCTAATTCTAATGCTAGATTAGCAACGTGTACCATTACTAAATCATATTCACCTGATTGTACTTCACTAGCCCATTTAATATCTACCTCGTGACCTAATTGTTTAAGATTACAAGTAAATTCCCATACAATTTTTTCAACCGCACCCCATGCTGGAGGTGGGATTGGAATTCCGCAACCTGGGTTTACTTGGCAAATTTTCATTTTAGTGTTAAGAATCCGTTTTTATTTAGTTTATTATCGTAATAATCCTTATTTACTATAATCTGTTTACGTTCAACAAGTTTTTGATTATGCCTATCGTGAGCATGATAATATATTTTATATGTTTTTTCAGGATTAAAGAATACCTGTCTAAACCAAGATACTTTACCTAACACTTTTATCGTTTCATCAAATAACATTTGATCATCCTCGTATACAGAAATTTCAATATCTCTATTATCAACTGAATTAGCTATACTTAAAAATACTGCAAATTGATTATCATGATTTTTAACAGGTAATACTGAAAAATATTCTACTCTTGAATAATCTTTATGTTCAAAATTTTCACCTATTAATTTAGTAAAATTAGGTTCATCTTCCCAATATACCTGATCTTTGTTTTGGTTAAATGTATGGTATGTTAAATTTTCTAAACCATTAGATTCACTACCCCATTTTGTCATTAAACTATCGTACTCTTCTGAAGTAGATATTGATGGGAAATGGTCAAGATAGAATTTAGGTGTTGATGCTAAAAAGTAAGTAATTACTGTATTACCTTCTTGTTCTTTTTTAAAACCAACATATGCTTTTTTCTGGTCTAGGATTTGAGATATATCATCTAAAAATTTAGGGTTAGATAGATAATAATCATAATTTAAAAAGTATAATTTTTTAATACCTAAATCTTGAGCTAATGCAGCAGCATTATAATAATTTGTATAAACTGCTGGTCCATGATAAATGTCATTATCTTCTCCATTTAACAATAAATCTACTCTCCAATTACCAAAATCAAACCATGTGTATTGATAGTAAGTATGTTTTGTTAAAAGATTATTTTTATCATAAACATAATAATCAGCAAGTTCTTGTAACTTTTCCGAAACTGGGATGTGTGATGTTAATATAACCTTTCTACCAGATGATTGAATAGATTTGATACATTCCTCTGTAGTTTTAGAAATTGATTCTAACATTGGGTATGTTGAAATTACAACTGCTTCTTCTTCAATCTTAGGTTTATTTACATAATGTAAAGTAGATTCAATTAAACTTAAATTATAAGAAAAATCTGTAAAATCTAAGTAATTTACATTATAATCATCCCAATAATTAAGGTAAACTGGAAGATTATATATTAAAACTGGTATTTGGTATGAAACTGCCTCTCTAATTACTAAAGGCATTGTTTCTTTATCATTGTTTGTACCACGAGACGTAAATAAAAACAAATCCATTGCCTGATAGAAAGCATCTACATCTGTACGTTCATTCCACCAGGTTAAATTATTGGGTTTGTTATTCATTAACGGTTCCCAATAATGTTTAAAATTATCTGCTTGATTACCTACACAATGGAATTCATATTGGGACAATGCTTTAGCATATTCAAAAAATTCAGCCTGATTTTTACGTGGGGTAAATAGTCCAATATGTAAAATATGTTTTTTACTTGGGTCTAATCCTAATTTCTTTAATGCTTCTGTTCTATCAGGGCGTTCAACATATTCGATAGGGTAGTATACAACTACTTTAGGAATATCTATGTCTTTGTATTGTTGAACCTGCCATTCAGAGACAAACATGAACTTATCGGGAAAGAATTTCTTTTGAGTTGTATCGTAAGATGAATCGTGAGATGTTTCTACGATTTTATACTTTCTTTCCTTTGTATAAAGTTTTTTAGCAACCTCAAAGTCCATAAAGAATTCAGGAATTTCTTCTAAATGAACAATATCGGGTTGAACTTTATTTATAATATCGATAAGTTCGTGTTTATTTTCTCCTAAAGTAAAAAACTTGTCGGGGTCGACAAGCTTTACAATTTTATTACGAGTAACTACTAATACACCTCCTGTACAATCAACCCATTCAACCAAATAAATTTCATAACTATCTTTTAATAGTTCAATTTTTTTAGTTAAATACTGAGGTAATCCCCCAGTTGATAAATGAGGCGCTACATATAGTAGTTTCTCCATAACCTTTGTTAAGTAAAATTAGAATGAAGCTTTTTCTGTACCTTCAGTCTCGGCGGGAATAAATTCGCCGTTTTCAATGTTGATAGTACCAACACCGTACTTGTCAGAAAGGGTTTTACCTATTTCACTTTCTTCTTCTTTTAAATCATTGAAGAACTTAACAAGCTCAGTTTCTCTAGCTTCAAGTTGCAATTTAGCAATTCTAAGATTACCAAATTCAGCTACGATAGCATTGTTTTTCTGTTGGATTTCTTTAAGAGCGTCGATCTCTTTTTTGGTTAATTTTTTAATAGCCATAAATTTATTTTAATAACAGTTTGTGTCAATAAATATATAAAAAATATTTTAAATATCCAAGTTTAGAATATATAACCTGGAACAGCATATCTGTTTCCTGCATATATTATTTCAATCCATGAGTCTGGTTCTCCTAAAACGTTGTTTGGAGGAAGATTACTAAATACTAAATCTACCATGTTACCTCCTGCTGGTGGGTTAGCTGGGGGTTGAACTCCTGGAGTATCAATTTCTAAACGGTTAGTTTGTAAAATAGCTCCACTAACACCATCATTAACACGCATTAAATCTGAAGCGTTGTTAATTGTAACAAAGTCTACAGACTGTATTGTAGTTGCAGATACTGTATAAACTAAATAGTTTGGTTGGTTGTTAAATGTACCACCACTAATACCTGAGGTACCATTAAATGATAAACCTGAAGTACCTGCTGAACCGCTTGTACCTGAGGTACCACTTGCTGCTGATAAACCTGCAGCACCTGCAATACCTGAAGTACCTGAACTACCACTTGTACCTGCAGTACCTGATGTTCTTGAATTACCACTAGTTCCAGCTGTACCAGATGTATTTGAAGCACCTGAGGTACCTGCTGTTCCTGAAGTATTTGAAGCACCTGAAGTACCTGCTGTACCGCTTGTACCGCTTGTACCTGAAGTACCAGAAGCACCTGAACCTCCATCTACACCCGAAGTACCAGATGAACCTGAAGTACCGGCTGTACCGCTTGTTGCACTAGCACCACTAGTACCATTTGTACCTGAAGTATTACTTGCTCCTGAGTTACCAGCTGTACCTGAAGTACCTGAATTACCTGATGTACCGTTTGAACCTGCTGTGCCTGAAGTACCACTTGTTTGGGATATACCACTAGCACCTGCTAGACCTGAAGTACCAGAACTTCCGCTTGTACCTGAAGTACCGCTTGTTGCACTAGCTCCACTTGTACCATTTGTTCCGGAAGCACCTGAAGTGCCATTTGTTCCGTTTGTACCTGAGGCACCACTAGTACCATTAGTTCCATTTGTTTGAGAAGCACCTGATGTTCCAGCTGTACCACTTGTTTGTGAAGCACCTGAAGCACCGGCTGTACCTGAAGAACCACTTGTTCCAGAAGTACCAGAAGTTGCACTAGCTGCAGAAAAACCAGCAGCACCTGCTATACCTGAAGTGCCTGATGATCCACTTGTTCCACTTGTACCATTTGTACCTGAAGTACCAGATGCACCTGAAGTGCCACTTGTACCTGAAGCTCCTGAAGTTCCGCTTGTACCTGAAGTTCCTGAAGCACCGCTTGTACCATTTGTTCCGTTTGTACCTGAAGCACCGCTTGTACCATTTGTACCTGCCGTACTAGAAACACCTGAAGTTCCAGTTGTACCGTTTGTACCTGAAGCACCTGAAGTGCCATTTGTACCTGAAGTTGCTGCAGCTCCTGAAGTTCCATTTGAACCTGAAGTGCCTGATGTTCCGCTTGTGTTTGATATACCACTAGCACCTGCTAAACCTGAAGTACCTGATGAACCTGAAGTACCTGATGTTCCGCTTGTACCAGAAGATCCTGATGTACCTGAAGTTGCAGATACACCTGATGTTCCATTTGTTCCGTTTGTTCCAGAAGCACCTGAAGTTCCTGAAGAACCACTTACACCTGATGTACCTGAGGTACCATTTGTACCTGCGGTTCCGCTTGAACCACTTCTTCCTGAAGATCCTACTAAACCTGAAGTGCCTGAACTTCCACTTGAACCTGAAGTACCTGAAGTAGAGCTCTGACCGCTATTACCTGCGGCACCACTTGATGCATTACTACCACTTGAACCTGAAGTTCCGCTTGTACCTGAAGTACCTGATGCTCCTGAACCCCCATCTACACCTGAAGTACCTGAACTGCCTGAAGTACCACTTGTTCCGTTTGTACCACTAGTACCTGCAGTTCCTGAAGTTCCACTGGTTCCACTAGAACCTGATGTTCCAGATGAACCTGAAGTGCCTGAACTTCCGGCTACTCCAGAGGTACCGTTTGTGCCTGAACTACCTGAAGTACCAGATGTACCATTTGTACCTGAAGAACCAGCTGCTCCTGAAGTACCGTTTGTACCAGAAGAACCACTTGTTCCACTTGTTCCGCTTGTACCAGAAGATCCAGCATTACCTGATAAACCTGAAGTACCAGTTGAACCAGAACTTCCGCTTGTGCCTGAAGTTGCTGATTGACCGCTATTACCAGATGCACCACTTGAACCTGAAGATCCAGATGTACCTGAAGTACCATTTGTACCTGAAGTACCTGAAGTTCCACTTGTACCTGCTGAACCTGATGTACCTGCTGTACCTGAAGATCCAGATGTACCTGAAGTACCAGAAGTAGCACTTACTGCTGAAGCACCTGCTGCACCGGCAATACCTGAAGTACCTGAACTACCTGAAGTACCACTTGTACCACTAGTTCCTGCTGTACCGTTTGTACCAGAAGATCCGCTTGTACCTGAGGTACCGTTTGTACCTGAAGTTCCTGCAGCACCGCTTGTGCCTGAAGAACCGCTTGTACCTGAAGTACCTGAAGTGCCATTTGTACCTGATGTACCAGATGTACCTGCTGTACCAGAAGATGCTGCTAAACCTGAAGTACCAGTTGAACCTGAGCTTCCTGAAGTACCTGAAGTTGAACTTTGACCGCTATTACCGGCAGCACCATTTGATCCTGAGGATCCTGAAGTACCGCTTGTACCTGAAGTTGCTGAGGCACCTGAAGTACCATTTGTACCTGTTGAACCAGATGAACCTGAACTTCCACTAGTTCCACTTGAGTTAGATGTTCCAGATGAACCTGAAGTTCCTGAACTACCACTTGTTCCTGAAGAACCAGAAGTACCACTAGTTCCTGATGAACCGCTTGAACCACTTGTACCAGAAGAACCAGAAGTACCGCTTGTACCACTTGTATTTGATATACCACTAGCACCTGCTAGACCTGAGGTACCAGAACTACCTGAGCTTCCGCTTGTGCCTGAACTTCCAGAGGTACCTGCTGTACCTGAAGTTCCTGACGAACCTGATGTTCCTGAAGAATCTGATGTACCGCTAGTTCCTGCAGTACCATTTGTACCTGATGTACCTGAACTACCTGAAGTTCCTGCACTACCTGAAACACCAGATGTACCTGAAGTACCTGATGTACCAGAATTACCGGCTAAACCTGAAGTACCTGAGCTTCCACTTGAACCAGATGTTCCAGAAGTAGCAGATTGACCACTATTACCAGAGTTACCATTTGTTCCGTTTGAACCTGATGTACCTGAAGTGCCATTTGTGCCTGAAGATCCTGAAATACCAGATAAACCTGAAGTGCCTGTACTTCCACTTGAACCTGAAGTACCAGAAGTGGCGCTTTGACCACTATTACCGTTTGCACCAGATGAACCTGAACTACCTGATGAACCTGATGTTCCGCTTGTGCCTGAAGTTCCTGCTGAACCACTTGATCCAGATAAACCTGAAGTACCAGTTGAACCTGAACTTCCACTTGTACCTGAGGTTGCACTTTGTCCTGAGTTTCCGTTTACACCTGAAGAACCACTTGTTCCAGATGTACCTGAACTACCTGATGAACCTGAAGTACCACTTGAACCTACTAAACCTGAAGTACCTGAACTGCCTGAGCTACCGCTTGTACCTGAGGTTGCACTTTGACCACTATTTCCTGATACACCAGAAGATCCGTTTGATCCTGAACTTCCTGAGCTACCTGATGAACCTGAAGTACCTGACGAACCTACTAAACCTGAAGTACCTGTACTTCCACTTGAACCTGAAGTACCAGAAGTTGCACTTTGTCCTGAATTTCCAGCAATACCTGATGATCCATTTGAACCTGAGCTACCAGAAGATCCTGAAGTGCCTGAAGTGCCTGACGAACCTACTAAACCTGAAGTACCTGATGAACCTGATGAACCTGAAGTACCTGAAGTTGCACTTTGTCCTGAATTTCCAGCAATACCTGATGATCCATTCGAACCACTAGATCCTGATGAACCTGAAGTACCACTTGAACCTGATGAACCAGTTAAACCTGAGGTACCAGATGAACCTGAGCTACCGCTTGTGCCTGAAGTTGCTGATTGACCGCTGTTACCAGAAACACCATTTGAACCACTACTACCACTAGAACCAGATGAACCTGAACTACCAGAAGATGCCGCTAAACCTGAAGTACCTGTACTACCAGAAGAACCTGATGTTCCTGAGGTAGCACTTTGACCACTATTTCCTGCTATACCAGAAGATCCATTTGAACCTGAACTACCTGAAGAGCCAGATGTACCAGATGAACCAGACGATGAGGTTAAACCACTTGTACCAGAAGAACCTGATGTTCCACTTGTACCTGAAGTTGCAGATTGACCACTATTACCACCAGCACCCGCTGAACCAGATGAACCTGAAGATCCACTTGTACCTGCTGTACCTGAAGAACCAGCACTTGCTGAGCTACCAGAAGTACCGCTTGTACCTCCACTTGTACCTGAAGAACCTTCTATACCAGAACTACCTGAAGAACCAGATGATCCAGAAGATCCACTTGTGCCAGAAGTACCAGATGAGCTAGAAGTACCTGAGGTACCTGCTGTTGATCCTGAAGTACCTGAAGTACCATTTACACCTGAAGTACCATTTGTACCTGATTGTCCACTTGAACCTGTTATACCTGATGTACCAGAAGAACCTGAAGTACCGCTAGTACCTGATGTACCAGATGTACCTGTTGTACCACTTCCTCCGCCTCCTCCTTGAACTAACGATACAACACCCTCATCATCAATTGTTAAGACATATCCCTCCCATCCTTGTGTTACGATAGGTAAGTTATATTTGTTAAAGCCAAGTGATCTATCAAAGAAACCCCTACCTTGGTTTGGGTTGTCTAATCGATTATTACCACTGTACCTGTTTTCAGCCATGCCTTAAAAACGTTTCTTATAAATATTAAAACTTATATTGATAAAACTGTTAAGGCAGCTTATTTACAGTAGTTTCTGATATCAATACCTGAGTTGTGTTTGAGAATTTCGATATAGCTGTTACATCTTTCTGTAATGTGTCTGGAATGATGTAGCCGTTAATTCTTAAATCGAATGTACTTCTAATAATACGTTCGTCGTTGTTAGTTAGTTCGGTTTGAAAACCAAAAGAATCGATCATTGTTTTAAATTGGTATCTTTCAGGATTACCCCAGTATGCATCGGAAGCATATTCAATTGCCTCAACTATTTTGTTTAGTTGCTCAACATAGTACGTAAATGCCGCGCATGTATACGTTATAGTAACATAATCAGGCACAACTGTGGCGTAGTATTGAATTTCAGGAGTTCGGTTATTTAATACGTTAAATTGACTATATTCGTTTCGTGCGTCATAGCTTTTTTTAGAAACACTATAGTTGTTTGGGTTGTTAGCGTCTAACTTGTTTGTAATAGTTCTGTTTTTTGTAATATCTGTTCTTTTGAACATGATAAGAGGTGCCATAATTTTACCTTTTATATCTCGGTAAAATCCATCTCTTTGATATGATTTCCATTTTTCAGGAGAACCATAAATTACGGGAACAGGTAAACGTTCACCATTTTGCAATACTGAAGGTTTAATTACTTCATTAAAATAATAAAAAACGGCTTCATCAATGTCTTGAATACCAACGCTAAATGGTTTTACATCATCTCCTTTCCACGATACCTGTTGTGAGCGATTTGGCTTTAATCTATCGTTTGGATTTCCCCATTCAGGAGCAGTTGCCTTATGTTGAGATAAGCTTATCTCTTTTTGGGTTTTTGGAGTCGGTTTTCTAGTAGCCATTATATTCTTTGATTAACAATTCCAACACGATCAGCAGGTACATAGTGAGCATCACATATTACACTTACATTGTAACCAAACTCATTCAAATCAGTTTCTAATGGGTTAACATTATTAGCATCCGTATATGGATAAGCAGGATCTTTACCTACAAAGAATTGACTTGTGTTTACGTTGTCAATTTCCCAATATCCATTTTGGAACATTATAAAGTCACCTACCTCAGGTTGAACATTAGCGTCAACTAAATCATCTCGTAAGAATCTATATTGAACACTCCATTTAAAGTCAACACCAAAATCATCAACTGGGTTTTCAAAATTGCTGGTTTCGATTAAAGCATATATAAGTAAAGGTTGTTGAAATACTCTTCCCATATTTGCCTCACCATACATATTTGTTTTTGTTTCTGTAAGGTTTACTTTATAAAATACTACTTGTTGAGAAATAATGTTTTGCATCAACTCGCGGTTGATGTATCTAAACATTGAAATATCTCTAGCTTGTCCAAATAGTGCCATTATCCTATAAAGATTGTCATTGGTGATTGATTCAATTCATTTTGTCTTGCAGTAGATTCTGCTGATCTTCTTTCTAATAATGCTTGACGAGATGTTGAATCAAAATATTCTCTTAATCTTGTAATTAATG